AAGTCCCAAGCCCAGCGTAAGTTTATGTATTCTCAACACCCAGAGATGGCCAAAGAGTGGGAAGATAAGACTCCAAAGGGTAAGAAACTCCCAAAGAAAGTTGGTAAAAAAGATGGCAAAAGCAAAGCTAGGTAGTGGTGCCCGCTTCAAGGCTGTTGAAAAAGAAGCAGCTAAGGGCGGAGCTAAGGACCCAGCAGCGGTAGCCGCTGCAGCGGGTCGCAAGAAGTACGGCCAAAAGAAGATGACTAAGTTGTCCATCAAGGGCAAGAAAGATGAGAAGAAATAATGTGCATGTCATGTGGTTGCGGTAAGAAGAAGGGCGAGGCCGGATACGGCAAGGGCCCAAAGGGTAAGAAGCTCTCCCCAAAGCAGAAGAAGATTGCTGGAGCTGCTGCCCCAAAGAACAAGATTACAGGCGCTGATTTCAAGGCCATGAAGAGTAAGAAGGGTATGTAACTATGTGCTCTACTTGTGGTTGCGGAAAGATGTCTAAGAAGGCCGATAAGAAGCAGGATGCCAAGCTTATGAAGGGCATGACCCCTAAGCAGAAGGCGGCTTTTGAGAAGGCTGACAAGAAGATGGACAAGAAGAAGCCATCTGCCAAGGAAGATGCCAAGATGGACAAGGCATTGGCCAAGAAGGTCAAAAAGAAGTAATGACTTAAGGGCCCCGAGAGGGGCCCTTTCGTTTATCCTTATAGTAGTTCCCGTGCGGGGACACAGCCTTACCCTTGCGAAGTACTCTGCCTCCTTAAGGAGATTGACCATGCCTGAGAAAATAGATAAGCCCTCGGATATCGAGTTCGCTGAAGCTATTGTTCAGAACATCCCTGCGCAGAGCAAGCCTAGCGTACTTGAGGGAATGGCAGCAGCGTACATTGTAGGGAAAGCGGTTAAGCGTGTCACCAAGAAGCGCTAACGTAGAGACCTACTCAAAGATTGCGGCAAACAAACTCGTGCCGTCTTTGACCTCACTACTTCACTCATTAGCCCAAGCCTCAGAGTGGCCTATTGAGATTATCAACCTACTTAGTGTCTCTGTAGACGACTCTTACAACGTCCATGTTGACTACCCACAAGAGGCCGCTGAAGAGATTGAGAACCTGGAGTACGGCACATTTGGCGGGATTCCTAACGCCGTAATTCGTCCGTTTGTCTCCCGAGCCCAGAGCTCTTTGAAGCCAGTTCTTGAAGAGATTACCGTAGGTAAAATGATGAGAGATATGGGGATACTCTAGTGGGAAATCCATTTATCATTGCTGAGGACTTAGCTCTAAAGACCCATCTTGCTGACATCACTGTCTCAGATGACAACGCCTCTCCTCGTTCAGTAAAGACCTGGTTTGGCTACCCTGACATTGAAATCCGTGACCAGACTTTCCCATTTATTACGATTGACTTGATTGACATCATGGCTGGAAATGACCGCCAGACCTACGGGTACCTAAAGGATGATGACTATCAGGGAACCATCACCCCTGTTGAGGGCTACAGCTACGAGTACCTAGTTCCTGTTGCCTACGACCTTGTGTACCAGGTCACAACTTATGCGCGTCACCCTCGCCATGACCGCGCCCTTATGTACCAACTGCTAAATAAGTTTCCATCAAAGTACGGCTACTTAATCGTCCCTAATGAGTTAGGTACCGAGAACAGCAGCCGTTCTATGTTCCTTGATGGGTTTGTAAAGAGAGACGCGGTATCTGGCGAAACTGGAGCCCGCCGTCTTCTAAGAAATGTTTTCACCGTTCGCGTGGTCAGCCAGATGTCTCCACAGACAGCTGAGGCTATTAAGAACGTTGATTATGTAACAATCAACACTACTACATCGTCTATCCCGTCCGGCTACATACCTCTACCACCATCTGTTAACTGAGTAACTTAATAAGGAGATATAACCAATGGCAACTTACTCTCGTCCCGGGGTATACGTTCAAGAGACGTTGAACCCTGTACAGCCAATTGTTGGTCCTTCATCAACGTCGGTAGCCGCTTTCGTAGGGGCAAATGACCGCGGACCAACAACCCCAACTCTCGTATCATCTTGGAGCCAGTACATCAACCTATTCGGCTCTTGGAATACAACCCAGTCAAATAGCCTTCCACTAGCGCTATACATGTACTTCTCTAACGGTGGAACACAGGCTTATGTAAACCGTGTACCAGGTGCAACATCTGTAGCGGCCACCCGTTCATTCAATGACACTGCTGGAAGCCCACAGCCAACACTTAAGCTCACTGCAGCTAACGTTGGTGCTTGGGGTAACAACATCAACGTAAGCATCACAGCTTCGCCTATCGTTGGATACTTCAACGTTGTTGTTTACTACAATGGCTCTAGCGCTGGAAACATTGTTGAGCAGTGGACAGATATGTCTATGACAGCTTCTGACCCACGTTACGCAATCAACGTTATCAATAACAACTCAATCTACCTTGTTGCAGTTGACCTAGCATCATCCTCAACAGGTGCTACCCGCAACCCAGCAACAGTCTCAAACGCTGCTCTTAGCACAGGCTCAGATGGTTCAGCTGTAACTAGCTCAAACATCATCTCTGCCCTAAGCGGCTTTGATACAATCCGTCAGTCTCTTATCCTTAACATCCCTGGATACACAGACGCTACGACAGTCAACGGAGCTATCTCGTATGCTACGGGCTCTACCCGTGTAAACGATGTGTTCGTTGTAGTTGATGGTATTAACGACACTGCGGCTAACCAGCTAACCTTGGCTGCTTCGTACACAGCAACCTCCTATGCTGCTGTTTACTACCCACAGATTACAATTGCTGACCCAACGGTCTCTGTCGGTTCCCCAAGCAACTCAACAAAGACGATTGGCGCAGGAGCTGCTGTTGTAGGTATCTACGCAGCAACAGATGCTAGCCGTGGAGTATTCAAGTCTCCAGCAGGTATCCAAGCTCGTATTGCGGGTGCGGTTTCGGTCCCAGCTCTTTCTACAGCTGACCTTGACTCGCTTAACTCAGCGGCTGCCCCTGTTAACGCAATCCGCTACATCTCTGGTTCTGGAATCGTAGTTTACGGCGCACGTACTCTCAAGCAGACCTACGTAGACCGCTACATTTCAGTACGTCGCACCCTCATCTATCTTGAGAAGGCCCTTCGTGACCTTACTCAATTCGCAGTCTTTGAGCCAAATGACCAACGCCTATGGAACCGTATTAACGCAACAGTTAGCACGTTCTTGACGAACTTCTGGTCTCAAGGAGGCTTGACAGGTGGCAGCCCATCAGCAGCTTACTTCGTCAAGTGCGACTCTGAAAACAACCCTCAGTCTTCTATTGACAACGGGTATGTAAACATCCAGGTTGGTGTTGCTCTACAACGCCCAGCTGAATTCGTAGTTATCAACATCGGCCAGTACAGCGGTGGAACCACCGTCACTGTGGCATAAAGGAGATAAATAAAAATGGCAAGCACACAACTAAGTCAGTACTTCTCAAGCATTGCTACTGACCCGCTTCGCAGTTTTAAGTTCAATGCGAGCTTTACTGCGTCAATTCCTGGCACCACAGCTACTACCCTACCTAAGATTCAGGATGCAAGTGGCGCACCAACACTCGCATCAGGAACTTCTCCAGGATGGGTAGGCGGTTTCACTAGCATCAGCGGACTAAGCATTGCTACCCAGGCAATTCCTTACCGTGAGGGTGGCTACAACACCACCGTTCACCAGATTCCTGGTATGACAACATTCCAGCCAATCACCTTTAGCCGTGGTGTCCTCTATGGAAACGACCAAGCTATTTCGTGGATGCGCGGAATGTTTGCAGCAGCTCAAGGCGAAGGTCTCAATGCAGCTTCTAACTCTGCACCTTACGGATTGAACTTCCGTGTAGATGTCACAATCACTGTCAATGAGCACCCTAATACAAACGTTACCGCTGACTATCCTAAGATGTCATTCAAGGTACATAACGCTTGGATTACCGGCCTCAACTACACAGACCTAGACGCTACAAACGGAGCAATTCTATTTGAGACAATGACCTTGACTCATGAGGGACTATCTGTGTTCTTTACAGACCCTAGCGGAACCGCAATCGTACCAACAGCATAATAACCAACACTTAGGAGAATAAAACGTGGCAACAATCATCACAGATGCAGAACTTGTAAATCAGTATGCTCAAAAGGCGATGGAGGAGCCTGAGGTCGAAATTAAGACCAAGGCTCCTTCGGGACCTGAGGTAACTCTTCCTGGCGGATTTATCGACGGGGGAGAAGTAGTAAAGACCGTAGAAGTTCGTGAGCTTAACGGAGTAGATGAAGAGGCTATCGCCAAAGCGTCTACTACCGGTAAGGCACTAAACGTTCTTCTGCAGCGAGGGCTGGTAAAGATTGGCTCACGAGAGGTAAAGAGAGACGATTTTGACAGCCTTCTCTCAGGAGACCGTGACGCAATCCTTATCGGTATTCGCCGAATTACCTTTGGAGAGACTCTGGATTTCAGCATCAACTGTTTGAGCTGTAATGAGACTCAGCCAGTATCTATTGATTTAGGCGAGGATATCCCAATGAAGACATTGGACGACCCTATTGCTGATAGAACTTGGTCTGTAGAAACCAAGCAAGGATATGTAACTGTAAGTCTTCCGACGGGAATTACCCAGAAGAAACTTTTGGAAAACTCCGATAAGACGTCAGCTGAGATTAATACGCTCCTACTAGCGGGTTGTGTTATGTCAGTTAATGGGCAACCATCTATGGGAGTCAGCACAGTCCTTAACCTAGGAATGGCTGACCGCTCAAAGATTATTGAGCAGATTCTTGATAAGAACCCAGGCCCACGCCTTTCGGAGGTGAGTAAGGTTTGCAAGGCATGTGGAGAGACTATCCCTCTACCACTTAGCCTTGTTGATTTGTTTCGCATATAAAGAGACAGATTACGAGAATTTGCTAGACCAGTATGAGGTTCTAACCAGAACCTTTCCTGGTTGGACACTAGCGGATATAAAGACACTATCCGTTAGAGAACGAATGAATTGGTTAGAACGAGCTAGACGAGGCAGGAGATAATAAGTGGCAGAGTACGATGACACTAAAGCCGCTATGGGCATGGGCCCAAGCTTATTGGGCTCTGCCTCTAACTCGGTAACCAATCTAAAAAACGACTTCCTTAATCTTGCAAATGTGCTCGAGAGCACAGTCATGCCAAAGATTAAGATTTTGTCGGAGACCCTTAATGAGACTAGCGACAAGCTGGGCAAAATTATGGGAGCAGACACCTCCTCTGGAGCAAACCGCGTAGCCCCTGCCCCACCAAAAGGTGGCGGCGGTGGGGCTGGTGGTGCCCCTGCTGCTCCAGGAACAGGGGGTATGGCTGGAGGCTCTAGAATTGCTGTCGGCGCTTTGGCAGCTGTTAATGGTATGCAGTACCTAGCTAGTGCTTTGCCTAGTGTGTCTAACTCTGTAATGCAAGATTTCTTGACCCAACGTTCAGCGTTCTTTGGTCAGGGTGGGTACGGCGGCACTATTCAATCACAGACTGCACAAGTAAACTCACTGCAAAAGATGATGGCTAGAAATGGTGTAGCCATCAATAGCATGGATACAACCAATGCTTTAGCTGCTGCTCAAGCTACTGGACTTAGTGGAGCAAATAACTTTAGCTCTTTGATGGGCGGTATAGCCACAGCGTCTCAATTCAGTCCTGGTATGGGTATGGCTCAAATTGCTGGGGCTGTTGGTGGCACTATGAATGCAGCCATGACTGTTAACTTAGCTAAGACTATTGGTATTAACATCCGTGATGCTAACGGTAACGTAATGTCACCAGATAAATTAGCTGACCAGATTTGGAGCTACATTTCTAGAGTTGCTGGTTCAAA